TTATTCTATTTCTATATTTCACTTATTTACACTTTTTCTATACTTTAGTAAACTTTATATAAAAATATTCTAAAGCTATAGAAAAGTATAAAAAAAGTGAAATATAGAAATAAATGTGAAATTAGAAAAGTTCCTTAAACAAAAATTATTCTATTTCTATATTTCACTTATTTACACTTTTTCTATACTTTAGTAAACTTTATATAAAAATATTCTAAAGCTATAGAAAAGTATAAAAAAAGTGAAATATAGAAATAAATGAAAATTATAATAATTTTTCAATATCTGGCATAAATCTTTCCAAATCTGGTTTTCTTAATGTAGTATAATCTATTAATTTGCTTTTATCGCCATAAGTTTGCGGTTGCAAAGGAACGACTGTAATAGGATAAGGCCAATGTGAAGTAGTTCTGAGATCATGGAAATATCTTAAATGTTTTTCTCTCATTCTTACTGTATTCTTGTGATCATTTCTGGGTAAATAACAAACATACTGTACCATTCTTTCTTCTGAATTAGGAGCACCATATTGATTTTGATGAAAAGTACGAGAATCCCAAATAACCAAGGAACCTTTGGGTATATTTAATACTCTTTTTTGTGCTTCCATTTCTTTAATAACATCGTCGTCAAAAATAAACCAATCATTACTGCCTCTAATATCACGATCTTCAAAATAGCTAGCATGTTGTTTATGAGACCCTTCGTATACCACCAAAGTTCTCTCTTTATTATCAGTTAGAGAAACTAAACCTTGATAACAATGCACACCTTTTTTATTAGGTGCTTGGTCGGTATGTGTCCATAAACTATCTTTTCTAGTACAATTTTTGGGAATATAATTAGAACCATCGAAAGAAACACTTAATTCATCACAACCCCATAAATATTTAAAAATATCAATAATTTGTGGTCTAGTACGTATAAACCAAGCATGTTCTTGATGACCAATTTGATGAAATTTATAAATACCGTGCGGATTAATTAATGAATGAAATTTATCATGATTAGGTATGGTTTTTTGCCAATCATAAAATAATGTTTTAGCTTCTTCGATCTCATCGTTGGATAATATATCCGGTATTATACAATACCCTTTTTCTTCCAAATCTTGTTTGATAGTCTCCATTTTTTTCTTAAACCAGTATATTTATAAAAAATCATTTTTATAAAAAAAATATATAAAAAAATGGAGGTACCTAGTTTTTGTTCCAAAGATTTCCATTATGTGGCCAAGAAAATGCGAGAGTTTTTCGAAGGCAGAGGATGGGTAGAAGTACATACTCAAAGCAGACGTAGTATTTTAGCGGCCTGTGAAGATCCTTCTACTATTGCTACCTATACTTATGACAATGTTATTTGGCCATTGCCACAAACCGGTCAAATGTGGCTAGAACACGAACTTCTAGCCAGTCCAGAAACACCGGGTTTTTTCTGTATCTCTACTAGTTATCGCAATGAACCTGATCCAATTCCCGGACGTCATGATAAAATTTTCCCTATGTTTGAATTTGAATGTAAAGGAAGTATGGAAGAACTTATTAAATTAGAAGCCGAACTCTTGGAACATATGGGCTTTGGTACAGCCTCAGAATTTCCTCGTGATACCTATACCAATATTGCTAATAAATATGGAGTACAGGAATTAGAAAATGAACACGAAGCCAAATTAGAAGATGAATATGGTCCGGTTTTCTTCCTGACAGATTTCCCTAATCATACTTCTCCTTTTTGGAATATGCAACAAAATCCTAATGGTAAAGAAGCCAATAAAGTAGACGTTATTGTCCACGGTATCGAGACTATTGGATCAGCCGAAAGATCATGTGATGTAGAAGAAATGCGACGTCAATTCTATACTATCAGCGAGGGAGGATACGCTAATATTCTTTTTGATAAATTCGGCAAAGAACGAGTCGAAACAGAATTAAAACAATTCTTTAATTTTAATTTCTTTCAAAGATGTGGTGGTGGTATCGGTATGACCCGTATGATTAGAGCTATGAAATTAAGTAATTTAATTCCAAATTAATAAGTATACATACTTAAATTTTTTATCGCCATAATATAAATAAAGTATTATGGTGATATTTTACATCACACTTTTTTTTCTTTTAATAGACCTCAAAACGATCTACTAACTTATAACCCAATGTATTATATTTTACAAATAGCGTATAAGTAGGTGTATTGCCATCTTCATCATCACTGGCTGTGTATAAGCGTTCACTTACACTCTTACTGAACAATTTCAGATTATTATTCTTGATAACATTAAGCCATCTAGTCTTGTCATCAGAACGAAGATCCTGTACTTGATCATCGGTAAGAGTAATGACAGTGTATCCACTTCTTTCCAACTTAAGCTGATATTTTTCAATAAGAGCATTGTTGATTTTAGCCATAACCTCAGTACAAGGATTTCTGTCTCTTCGATTTCTACCCATGTTTGATATTCATATAACGCAATAGAGTCAAACTCTAATTATAAATATTTATTTTTTTTAATTCAATTTTTTTAATTCTAAATTAATAAGTATACATACTCAATTTTTTTATCCTTTCTATTAATATATCTGGACACGATATATTATTATCATTTAAATATTTTATAATTGTATCTTTGAAGCCTTGTAAAGAAGCAAAGCTTTTATTTTGTGTAGCTAATCTTATAACATCATAAGCACGATCGACATTATAAACTCTTAATAATGTTTGGATAGCTTCACTCAGACATTCGGGATGAGCTTCTAAATCTTTATCTATATTAATTGGATTTATGGTTAATTTTTCTAAACCAGTATTAATATTTTTATAAGCCAGTAAAGAATGAGCTAAATAAACACCTGTATTTCTTAGGACGGTACTGTCAGTTAAATCTCGTTGTAATCTAGAAACCGGCAGTTTATTAATTAACATATCCAAACCGCTATTGGCCAATTTTAAATTACCTTCGGCATTTTCAAAATCAATAGGATTAACTTTTTGCGGCATGGTACTGCTGCCCACTTGATCTTTACTTACTTTCTTTAATCCAAAAAATCCCTTACTAATATATAACCAAATATCTTGGCATAAATCTATTAAAACATTGTTAATATTTAGTAGATGAGATAAAATATTAACAATATCATCATGATTAGTTATTTGAGTAGTTGTTTGCCATCTTTCTAAATTATATTTTTTAACAAAATTATTAAAAAAATTATTCCATTCTATATCAGGATAAGCTAATTTGTGTGCATTTAAATTTCCCACTGCTCCGCCAATTTTAGTAAAATATTGGAAATTTTTTATTTGTTGATACCAATAAGATATCCTAGTTCTAAAAACTTCTAATTCTTTTCCTAATTTGGTAGGTATGGCTGGCTGGCCGTGTGTATAAGCCATAATAGTTATATCTTTCCATTTTTCCGATAAAATAGATATTATACTATTAGTTATATATAAAGTTGGAATTATATTATCATTAATACAATCTTTAAGTTGTAAACTAAATGCCACCGAATTTATATCTTGACTAGTTAAACCAAAATGAACTAAATTTTTCTTAGCTGGTATAAAACTAGCAATATAATATTCAATAGCTTTTATATCATGTCTAGTTTTTCTTTCATAATCTAAAATAACATTCATCTCAATAATATTAAAATTTTTATATATTTTTTCTAAATAAGTTAAATCTTGATTATGTAATATTTTAGCCAATGCTATTAAATAATCTACTTCTATTTTTACTCTATATTTAATCCAATTAAAATAAGAAAAATTATTAGCTATTTCTTTTACTCTTTCAAAATATCTATTATCAATAGGTGAAATATTATCCATGATATTTTAATATAAAATGAAAATAATATTAAGTAAGTATATAGATAAAAAATGCAAGTTCAATTACTTACTCCTACTTCTCAAGCACCAGCTCGGCAAAGCGATCAAGCGGCTGGTTATGATCTCCATTTAGACGAAGATTTAGTTCTTTTTCCCAACGAGAGAAAACTAGTTAGTACAGGGATTGCTGTGGCTATTCCATATGGTTATTATGGCCGTATTGCTCCGCGTAGTAGTTTAGCGGTCAAGAAAAATATCGATATTGGCGCTGGAGTAGTTGATAGTGATTACAGAGGTGAAGTAAAAGTTTTACTGATTTATAGTGGCCAAGAAAAACTAGTTTTGGAAAGAGGAGACCGTATTGCCCAGCTTATCTTAGAAAAAATTACCCTCCCTGAAATAGAAGTGGTATCTTGTTTAGATAGCACTGAAAGAGGAGAAGGCGGTTTTGGTAGCACTGGTAAATAATAAAATTATATATATTAAAATGAGTTTGTTACAAAAAGCAACTAATACCAAAAAAGTTTGGGCCTTTTCATTAAAAAGAGGCCTCTTACAAGATATATTAAAATGTTATGATAGTGATTTTATTTTCAAAGGTACCAGAAATAAAAAACCTACTACCGATAAATATGATTTAAGTAAATATTTTAAGACATTTAGTAAAGAAGTAAAAGATATTACTTTTTTTAAAAATAATATTGTTTTGACAAGAAATAATATGGTTTTTGATACCGGTAGATATAATTTTAAATTACACGAAGAAACTATTAAAGCTCAGTATTTTATGGTTTTTGATAGTAAAGGCAAAATAATAATTCATTATTCTACTTTTTATGATTAATAAAAATGGCTGAAAAAGAAATAGCTTACATATCCTTCGGTGTGATTATTTTTATTTTTATTGTTTTCTTTTCCTTGCTTCTATATACGCTAGGTGATCGAGCTGTTTATAACATAGGCGATAAACCTTCTGGCTTATTGGAATTAAGAGAGGAAGAAGCTCTGGTTCAAAATGCTAAATCTAAATAGTTCTTCTCAAAATCACTTAACATAGTTACAATATCTTTCCGGACCTTAGTAACCAAAATAATACTTTTTTGGTTACTGCTACTAAATAATTTATTATAAATAACAAAATTAGCCTTATTTATATAGCTACTAGCTGAGATAGGAGCGGTACTTTTTTTCATAGGAAAGAAATTTTTATAAAGCCCTACATCGTTTCCAAATACTTTTTTCGTCTTACCAGTATACTGTGCTAAATTAGGAAAATAACCTTTCAATAAACAATAACTGATACGATCTTTTAAATCAGGAATATCATATTCTTGTTCCATTTCCACTCTTGGCGTTTTACGATAAATATCAATAGCTTTTATAATAATTTTATTAATAGTAGAATATTGTAAATAATTTCTTCTACACCAAGCTTTGATGTCTGTTCTGTCTCTTATTTCAGCTTTTAGAAAACGAGTTAAAATTTCGTATATACTAAATGCGTCACCGTCTTCTACTTTGAAACTTTTGATTTTTTCTTTTATTTGATTTTCTTCTTTTTTATCTTTACCTTTTAGAAAAAAATCATTAATATCATTGATTCCCTCGCCTCCTAAACCAGCTACAATCATACTTACTTCTTTGGCACAATTGTAAATTTTGGCATAATAAAGTGCCAAAGAACTATAAATATTAAAAACTTTTTTATTATTTATTTCCAATACTAATCTTCCTTTTTCAGTTAATGTTCCATCTGCGTCTATTTTATCTATTAATTGCAGGGCATGCAGAGTACGTAAGCCACTTTCTACGAAAAGCTTGGGCGGTCTTTCTATGAAAAGTCGCAAGAAATTTAACAATTCACCTAAATTAGTAACATCGTAACGATTTAATAGAGATAGTAACATCTCTGTTACATCGCTTTTTTTAATTGGCACAATTGGATTTTTTAACATTTTCTCGTATTGTTTTTCACTATATATTCGGTAACAAAAACCGGCATATAATCTTCCCGCGCGTCCTTTGCGTTGGATAGCTTGGGCTTGGGAAATATCTTCCTTGTTTAATTGGTCTTCCATTTTTTCGGGATCATAACTTTGTTCCAAATTTAACCCATTATCGATGACATATATCAAGGGTTCTAGGGTAACCGAAGATTCATATATCTTAGTGGCAATAATTACTTTGTATTTATATTTACTATCTAATTTTTCTTGTTCTATTAAACTTTTTAATGTTTCCTTACTGAGAACTTCTTGGATATCTTCGTTCATTTGTATAGTTTTAGAAGTAGCTTCGACACAAAAAATATTGTTACCTTTGTTACTTATATCTTGACATAAACTTTTGGCTTGGGGCAAAGAAGTAGCGAAGATTAAAGTATCTCCTTCTTTATTCTTATCGATAATTTCTTTAAAATATGTTTTATAACTCTCATCTCCTCTTTCGTTTATTTTAATATCTTTTTTACTGTAAATAAGTTCTACTGGTTTATTAGGCAGTGGATCGATATTCATTTCCCCTACCGAAATTCCTTTTTCTCGAAAATAATTTTCGAATAATTTCGGAGGCAAAGTAGCCGATGTAACAATGACTTTCAAATTATCATTTAAGAGAAGTGCTTCTCTCAATAAAACTAACATTCTATCGATGGCAATACTACGCTCGTGAGCTTCGTCAATAATTACAATATCATATTCTTTCAAAAAAGGATCATTATTTAATTGTTGTAAAACACTACCCTCGGTACTAAAAAGTAATTTAGTTTTGCCACTTTTGGAACTTTCTGTTACTATATCATCACCTTCACCACTTTCTATAAAAGAACCAGAATATTGATAGCCTACTTCTTGACCTAACTTAACATCTAGACAAGCAGCGGCAAAACTAGCTGAACTTAAAGTAGCTGCTTTTTTAGGGATAGTCATGACTACTTTACCCTTATAATCTAGGGTATGGAGAGCTAATTTGGGCAAAATAACTGTCTTACCAGTACCGGTTCCACTTTCAATAACACAGACACGATGTTTTTCAATTAATTTAATTAATTTTTTAGCTTCTCCGTACATGGGTAAATTTCTCCATGCTGGTTTAATATTAGCTAAATCATAATATCTTTGACTATATTTATTCCCAGTTAGTGGATTTTTATATTTTCCATCAGGATCTAAAATACCTCTCTCTTTCATTTTATTTAAACAAATTTTGATTTCTAATATATTATATTAGAAATTAATCAATATTATAAAATTTTCTTAATTGCATAAAAATTCTTTCTAATTCACAAATAAATAATATCTTTTCAAATTTAGTGGTATTATAACTAAGATAATTTTTATTGGCCAAACATATTTGCTTGACCGCATATCTGTAATTACATTTATTACAATCAATAGTACAAGCCATGGTTATATTGATGTGTAATATTTTATTTTATACATCAATTTTACCTAACCAATATATCTTCACCGTCATAAATATAAACATATTTACCAATCCAAGAATAATTATTGGGTCTTTGATTTTCTTTAACTATTGCTTTGCCATTCTCTAATAATTCTGTAATTAAATTAAATTGTACTGTTTGCATTTTTAAATCGGTGCATAAAAGTAAAGAACAAGTAGCGTCTCCACAGGAAATAAAATTATCACTATCACAAAATTGCTGAAAGATAGTTTCCATTATTTTTTCACCATCTATTATCAATTTTAATACTATGAAATATCGACCAGTTATATCGATTCCATGAACAATAGGATGCTTTATTTCATCCCAAGTAAAATTAATTGTTGTATTATAATTTATAATATTACTTGTGTCTTGATAAGGGATTATTCTGATACAATTAAAGTAGTAATTAAGTTTCATCTGAGCACGCATTGGTCTATCCATCCTTATTTTTTTTACTATTAAAATGCAATTAACTACACTGAATTATTATGCTACTGTTCTTCATGCTCTCAGTGCAGTGGGTGTAACCGGTGCTTTTTATGCACGAGGCCAGGAAGCTAATTTTGACACTAGTCTATATAGTTATAAAATTTCTTCTATTAGTGCTGATGATAAAAACGTAGGTTTAGAATATTATGAAGTAGTCAGGGTTTCTACAAAAGCTATTGAAAGTATCATTGCTGCTATTTTCCTCATTACTAGTTTTTTTCATTCATTTTACGCTACCGATGGTTTCGGTACCGGTGCCTATTTGAATGAAATTAAAAGAGGCTATAATCGCTATCGCTGGATAGAATACGCTATTACTTCTACTATGATGATTTTTGTTTTATCTATCATTTCTGGAATTAAAGATTATGATACTGTTTATGAACTTTGTGTACTGAATGCTGTGCTTATGAGTTTAGGTTATTTTCTAGAACAAGGTGTTAATAAAGAAGTTAAAATAGTAGCCTTGGTTATAGGATTTTTAATAGTGATTGCTATCTTTGTTACCCTTTTTCGTAATTTCTATCTTCGCTTGAACGAAGTAGATAATTTGGGGCGCGATTTACCCAGTTGGTTAAATTATGTATTGGTACCTATGTTTATTTGGTGGCTTTCCTTTGGCGTAGTAGCCACACTTAATGTAGCCAATCAAGGTAGAATGGATTATGATTTTGCTCGTTATGAAAGATATTATATTTATCTCAGTTTTTTGAGTAAAGCTAATATGGGTTATTATTTAACTTTCGGAGTAACCAGAGATCAATCAGATAAAGATTAAATAATTTAATATTTAATATTTAATATTTTTTAATAAGAATATTTAAATCTGCTGCTTTTTGTAACTTACTGCTACTTTTACTCGGATCCTTAGCTAGTACTAAGGTAGTTTTATTATTAACACTACTTTGTACAAAACCTCCTTCGTCCTTAATTTGTTTTTCTAATTGAGCATCGCGGAAACCAGTAATTACCACGTGTTGATTAGTATATTCTCCTTTTTTATTTTCCTTCTTTTTATTAGTTTTATATTTGAAAAAAGGATGTTTATCTAACCATTGCCAAAAATCATCATAATTTTCCACAATTTGTTGAGCAGTAATTTCAGAAAAACCATCTACCGATAAAACTTCGCCGAGTGTAATTTCTTCTTTTTGTAAAATTTTGGGTAAAGCTTCAATTAGTAACGTTAATCTTCTTCTGCCAAAGCCGAAACCAAAAACTAAACTAGCGGCCATAATTTTGGCCAAATCAATTTCTTTGTCCATAACAGAATGAATATTTTGATATAATTTAGCGGCACTTTTTTCTTTAAATTGTTTTAATTTTAAGAAATCTTCTTCACTAGCTTGGTAAATTTTACTAATAGTGTCAAATTTAGCATCAATTAATTTCTTAACTGTGCCTTCATTAACACCATCTATTTCTAAAATTTTGAAAAAATTAGTTAATTGTTTCACGAGTACACTATCATCATTTTGATCTAAAATAATATCTACACCAGTTTCGTTCCAATGGTAATTTAGAGAGGGAAAAGAAGCTTTACTACCTTTTACCACTGCGGTAACATAGGGAATGACGTCGCCGCTTTTTACTACTGTAATTTCACTTCCTGGCCCGACATTATTATCTTTTATAAAATTAGCATGGAAAGCAGTGCAATATTGAACGGTATCGCCGTCTAAAATAATGGGTTCAAATTTAAGACGAGGAATTAAAATTCCATGTTTACTAGCCTGCCATTCTACTTCTAAAACGGTAGTTAATTTACCTTTTTCGTTAGTTTTAAAAGCTACAGCATATTTAGGATTACCACTTTTATTTCTCTCGTGAGACAAATTTTCTGTTAGTACTATACCATCAATTTCATATTTACTTTCTTTTTTTCTTTCTTTGAGTAATTTAATTAATATATCTTCATCTAAATATTTTTCTAATTGATGATGCACTACATTAAATTTTAATTTTTTCATAATTTTCATCTGTTCACTAAAAATAAAATTAAGTTTATTATTTATTAATTCATAGGCTATGAAATCAATGTCCGCTAAAATAGCAGCAGATGGTTTTTTAGCGTTAACTATACCAGCTACTACTGAACGAGCTTTGGGAAAAGTCTTCTTATATTTTTCTTCAAATATTTTTTTAGTAATAATTAATTCACCTCTAATAATAGAACCTTTATCTATTTTAGGTAAATTAAGAGCCGGTACTAAATAGCTAATATCTTGTCCTTTTTTACCATCACCGCGAGTATATAATTTTATTTTATCATTTTCATCGTATTGAAGTAATGCACTAATACCGTCTAATTTATCACTTATCATAGTAGGAGGAGGAAATCTTTCTAACCATAGAGTCAAATCTCTACTGGCTGGTTTGACCTTATCCAAGCTGCCCATCCAAACAGGTAATTTAACTTTCTTGACATCTTCTCTAATAGGAGCACCGATATTTTTTAATATTTTACTTTCACTATTTTTTTCTTTCAATAAATCTACTAAATCGTCAAAAAATTGATCATCTACTACAGCTTCTTGATTATAATATTTTTCACTTAAAAAAGGAATTATTTTTTCTAATTCTTTAATAGTTAATTTATTTTTATCTTTTTTAGCTTTTTCTAATAATAGAAACATATTTAATCTTTTTTTATTTTATAACAGAAAGTAGAAATTATAATAAATAGAATAAAATTCAACAATATGTATATTACAAAATTATCTATTTCTTCTCTTTGCAAAGCAGGCATATTTTT